GTAATGGACGTCACTCTCGAGAACACTAGACGTTATCTCGCTGAGTCGGCAACTGCTGGTGCAACTTCCGCAGGAAATGTTGCAACATTAAACAGAGTGATTCTTCCAGTAATCAGACGTGTGATGCCTACGGTCATTGCAAACGAGATTGTTGGTGTACAGCCTATGACAGGCCCAGTATCACAAATTCACACACTAAGAGTACGTTACTCAGACACTCAGAACGCTACAGGAACAGCAAACGACGTGACTGCTGGTGATGAAGCATTATCACCATTCAAGATCGGTCAGGCTTATTCCGGTGACGGTACTGACGGTAAAGCGGCTTCTACAGCGGCTTTAGAAGGTAGTGCTGGTAACAGATTGTCAATTCAAATCTTAAAGCAAGCAGTAGAAGCGAAGTCAAGAAAACTATCTGCTCGTTGGACATTTGAAGCGGCACAAGACGCTCAAGCACAACAAGGTATCGACATTGAAGCAGAAATCATGGCGGCTCTTGCACAAGAGATTACTGCTGAGATTGACCAAGAGATCTTAACATCTCTTCGTTCACTTGCTTCAGTTGAAGAAACTTACAACCAGGCGGCTGTAAGCGGTACTGCAACATTCGTTGGTGACGAACATGCGGCATTAGCAGTTCAAATCAACAGAGTTGCTAACAAGATCGCTCAGCGTACACGTAGAGGCGCAGGTAACTTTGCAGTGGTTTCAAACCAAGCATTGACAATCCTACAGTCTGCTACAACTTCTGCGTTCGCAAGAACTACAGAAGGTACATTTGAAGCACCAACAAACACTAAGTTTGTAGGTACTTTAAACAACGCTATGAGAGTATACGTTGACGCTTACATGAGTGATTCAGACGACAACAACCAAGTATTAATTGGTTACAAAGGTTCATCAGAGGCTGATGCGGCGGCATTCTACTGCCCATACATTCCTCTAATGTCTTCAGGTGTAGTACTAGATCCTGATACATTTGAGCCAGTTGTAGGCTTCATGACACGTTATGGTTATGTAGAACTTACAAACACTGCGTCATCACTTGGTAACGCTGGCGACTACTTAGGTAAAGTTGCAGTAACATCTGCAACCGTATCTTTCTCTTAATAGAGAGTAGTACAAAAGTACGAAAAGGGCGGACATTGCGTTCGCCCTTTTTTATTGACTAAAATTTCTGTAAGTATTTGATTGCGGATTTAAAAATGTTTTGATTATCTTTTGCCATGCCTAACATTATATTACAACTTTGACATAGTAACATTCTTGCTTTGCCTGATTTATGACAATGATCAACAACAGGCTTTTTCATAACTTCATCACATATTCCACATTTTTGTTTTTGTTCTACTAACATATTTTGATATGCTTCGTAATCTACACCATATAATTTTTTAGTATGGTTATACTTTCTATTGAAGTTACGTTTTTCTTTGTGTTTTGCATGAGTTTGTCTAGAACGTTCTTTCCTACATTCTTTACATTGTGCAGTCATGCCGTCAGGTTGACTTGCATCTTTATAAAATGAATTAATATCTTTAGCAATTTTACAACTAGTACATTCTTTCATAAAAAGACTCCTCTCTGTCTTTTTATTTATCATTTATAAATATTACTATGAGTAATATTAAAGAAATAGAGTCTAGTCTAGACTGGCATGATGTAGAACAGCAAATAAGAGAACTTGCTAAAACTGCTCCAGAGTTTCGTTTTGATGTTGTTAAGTTTTGCAGTGGCATGCGTGGCGAGGTTAATAAATTAAGTCAAATAGAATTACAATATCGACAGCAAAAACGCGACAGTATTTTACAAAAGCACAAAGATCAATGCGATAAAATCAATCGTGCAATAAAAGATTTTAGTAGTGTACATCTTATGCATCTCTTTACTAGGATTGACTAAATACACTTGTCGTTAAACGTGCCTACAAAGGGTAGGACTTATGCGGAATGACCCACCGCGTAGCCCCTAGAACGGGATTAAAAGGAGAAAAAAATGGGAAGACCAGTAAACAAAAGGTACTTCGGCTTACTAGACGACGGTACTAATTTCACAGTGAATGCCAATGTGACAGGTTCCAACAGAGTGGAAGACGGTTACATTATTAGTCAAAGATCAAGCAACAAATTCTTAGTGAATGATCTTAAAACAGGTACAAACACAGACATCGGAGACACTGGTGTACAGGGTAACGTGGATGTGTGTACTCTAGTTGACAAACAAACAGCCCAATTAGCGGCTAATGAAATGTCAATTTCAGGAACACTAGCAGGTGGTGGCGGAGACCAGGTACGTATTAAAAAACTTTACAACAGAACTTGTAGAGATTTTAATAACAATCGTTATACTTGGACTATCCAAAACGACTCAACAGAATCAATTATGGTTCTTACTGCAATCTAATTGCATCTATGGAAAGGGCAGAGTTCGCTTTGCCCTTTTCTCTTGACTAAATAATGCTATAGACAAAGGATTCTAACAAATGGCTGTAGACGTACTAAAAGTTACCGGTGATTATAAAATCATTACCTCTTCTTCAATAGGAGCATTGCTTACTATGCAAACTCCAGAAGTAAGAATTACAGGTGATTTAACAGTTCTAGGAACAACTACCACAATCGACACAGCAAACATGACAGTTGAGGACAATATTATTGAACTCAACACAGGAGAAACTTCGCCTAGTGGTATTACGCTAGGTACAGCAGGTATAAGCATGTATCGAGGTCCTAGCAGTCCAGCGGCAACCATGCTGTTTAATGATACACTAAGTTATCTACAACCAAATGGCGGAACAGGTCCTGGAGTTTTTACATTTAAAGTAGGTGCAAGTTTAGGTGCAATTCAAGCACACGTTCTTGAAACTACTGGAGAAGATCTAATACTGCTTGGACAAAATGCACCAAATGCTGTTGTTAAAGTTACAGGAACAAGCGATTACGAAAACAATGTAACCGATGATGATGATATTCCAAACAAAAAATATGTAGACACTGCGGTTGCAGGAGCGGCTATTGCACGTATTACATCAGGGAATACTATTGCAGAAGTTTTTGATACTAGTGAAGGGGATCCGCTATCACAGTTTACAGTTGAAGTAGATGGTGTTGAAAGATTTAGTGTAAACGCTATTACAACAGAATTACAACAATTACAAATTGATGGAACTACAATACGTCCAAAAACATCAAATGAAAGTTTATTTTTAGAAACAAACGGCACAGGTGAAGTTGTTGTTCGAGATGTACTGAGTATTGAAGGTGCTGTAAGTCCTAGTGCTCCTAGTGCAGATAGCGGAAGAATTAAGTTATATTCACAAGCCGAAGCAGAGGGTGGTTCTGGACTATATTTTGTAAATACATCTAGTACAAGAGACGAACTTGTAAGTAAAAAGAAGGCATTGCTGTATAGCATGTTATTTTAGGAAAGAAAATGGCGATTACAAACAACTTTATAGATGCTACATTAACAACACTATACACCAGCGTCGGTGAGACAGCAGTTACAAGTATGATTTTTTGTAACTATGCAGATGTTGATAATATTGCGTCACCAAGCGGAACTGTTCTTACAGATGCAGATACATTTTTAGATTTGCATATTGTACCAAACGGCGGATCAGCAAGTGACCAAAACAAAATTTTACATCAGTTAAAAATTCCAGGCGGTGAAACATTTATTATGGATTCGGAACGTTTGGTGTTAGAAAACGGTGACACTATTGTAGCACAAACAACATCACCTGCTACAGTAAGTGCAACAATTAGCACGGTAGCAGTATAATGAGATTTGTTAAAAAGCAACAACTAAATTCTAAGTTAATTACAGACCCAAGTGTTTCTGTTGAAGCAAATGGTCAGGTTGTGCTTGGAACAAATTATGCTGTAAAAGTTCCTCTAGGAACAACAGCAGAGCGTCCAGAGTATCCTGAAAATGGACAAATACGTTACAATACAGATTTAAACGAGTTTGAATTCTATGTTAACAATGCATGGGAAGAAGCACGTACCATGCGTCCAAACACTATCACTATTCAAAACTTAGGCGCAGGTGATGCAGTAGAACAAGAGTTTGGACCATTAGAGCCAATTCCAGCAAGTTCAAAAAATATTTTAGTCCTAGTAGAAAACGTTGTGCAGATTGCAGAAGTAAACTACACAATGGTTCAAACAGGACAAAATGAATACAAACTACGTTTTGATAGTGCTGTACCACTAGGCAAAGACGTGGTAGTAATCCACGGTTTCGACTAAGCCGATCACACCCTTTTTCCAATAAAGACTAAATACTGTTAATGCAAACTTGACCGAATTTTGGTTTGCAGTACAAACAGTGGTCAACCCGCTATGTAATGTGGTTGGAGGCACAGGATGCCCGTTTATAGGAGAACACAATGGCCGTCGGTCGAATTTCAGGTCCGTTGTTGAAGGCTAACCTTCTGCGTAATGGCGTGGATTTAGCGTTTGAAACGGATTTATTATACTTAGATGTTACAAACAACCGAATTGGTGTTAAGACGGCAAGCCCCGCTTACGATGTTGATGTAAACGGCACTATAAACGCAACAAATTTACAAGCCACAAACCAAATTGAAGTAGGAAATTTAAACCTACAAAACAACACAATTAGTTCAAACTTAGGTACAATTGAATTGTTACCTGCTGGTAACGATCCTGTTATCTATCATTCAAAAATTCATGTAGACTCATTAGAATTTAATGACAACTATATTACGACTCTAGATTCTAATGCGCCTATTGAATTGAGACCAAACGGTACAGGCACAATTGAACTAGTAGGTAACACAAACGTAACAGGTAACTTATTTGCAACAGGAAATATTACTGCGGCAGGTAACATTACGCTCGGTGATGGCAATTTAGATAATGTTCAAATTAATGCAGACGTTGTATCAGATATTGTTCCTGACGTAAGCGATACTTATAGATTAGGTTTACCAACAAAGCGTTGGAAAACAATTGACGCTAATAATGCTAATATTGGCGAATTACAGATTACAGATAATATACTAGAACCAATTAACACCAACAGTGATTTAATTATTCGTGCTAATGGTACTGGTGTTGTTGACATTTATGGATTACAAGTAGAAGCAGGTGGTAACGTTAGTCTTGCTGGAACACAATTACAATTTGGTAATATTACCGTAGACGGCGATGGCGACAACACAGGTATTTTTGCTAACGATTCAAACACAAGTATAAACATCAATAGTTCTGGAACTGGTAGAGTATATGCCAACGGCACAGATATTTTATTACAGCCAGGTAATGCTTACTATGTAACTGTAAATGGTAACGATGCTAACAATGGTGGAGATACCAACGAAGCGTTTGCAACACTAAAACATGCACTTACTGTCGCAACAGCAGGTGATACAATTTTTGTTGGCTCAGGAACATTTGAAGAGGTTGCTCCTTTAACAGTACCAGCAGGTGTTACGGTAGCAGGTGTTGGACTAAGAGGAACACAACTTAAACCAACCGCCGCAACAAGAACAAATGATTTTTTCTTACTAAACGGTGAAGTAACTATTGAGCATTTAACAATTCGTGAAATAGAATATGATAGCCTTAATGATACCGGTTATGCTTTCCGTTATGCTAGTAACGCTCTAGTTACAAGACGTAGTGCTTACATTAGACACGTAACAGTATTAAACTTTGGTAGCACGGTAAGACTTGGTACTGCTCCTGCGGATGATCCATATGGCTATGCGGCAGGCGATGCAGGTCGTGGTGCATTAATGGACGGCAGTGCATTAAACAGTGCATCAATTGAAACTGCTATGCTGTTTGACAGTGCAACATTTATTGTACCAAATGCCAAAGGTTTGATTATTACAGAAGGCGGACGAGTAGAATGGCTTAACTGTTTCGTTTATTTTGCAAGTCAAGGTATTGAAGGTATAGCAGGTACAAGCGGTACCTTTGGTGATGGTAAAACTAAAATTCAATTAAGTGGAATTACAGGAACGTTTGCTCCCGGTGATGTTGTTACATTTACTTCAACAGACGGGTCAACAGTAACAACTTGTACTGTTGAAAGTGTAAGTGGCAGTGACACAATAATTGTTGATGGCCGTTATGATGGTCTAGATGGATTTGATACAACACCTCAAAGTATTGTTGCAACAACCGGTAGTGGTGCAACAGCAACAAGTATTGTAAGATACGATAGAAAAGACTTTGGTGCAGAGATGCGTTCTATTGCATCAGCAAACGTTTATGGACAATTTGGTATTAGAGCAGACGGTCCAGATGTACGTTTGAGAATGAGTTCACATGATTTTGGTTATATTGGATCAGGAAAGAAATTTGATAACAATGACAACGATGTAGCAACAGCAAACGAAGTTGTTGAAGTAAACAGTGGTAGAGTATTTTACAATTCAACTGACCAATATGGCGATTATAGAATTGGTGATTTATTTTATGTAGACCAAGACACAGGTGCTGTTACATTTAGTGGCGGTAACTTTGATGTAAGTTCACTAACAGGTATTACATTTACCAACGGTGGCAATCAGACAATAGTAAATCCGTTCCAAGTATCAACTGGAAATTTAGTTTTAAGTGGTAACACAATGTCATCCACCCAGGGTGATATTAACCTAACTCCGTTCAGCGGTGAAACAAATATTACAGGAAACCTAAATGTTACAGGTGACATTGATTTAGGTGGTAACATTACATTAGGTAATCAAGACACAGATAACATTATTATTAATGCAGATTTACAAAGTAACCTAATTCCTGATGCTGATATTACTTACGACATTGGTAAAGCAACCAAGCGTTGGAGAAATGCACATATACAAAACTTCTACGGTGGTGATGGTGTAACAGCAAACTTGATTATGGTCCTAGAAGAAAATCAAGTAAATGCTACCCAAATACAAGTTGACAACGTATTAATTAGAAACAACGGTTTAGAAACTACTATTAGTGGTGCTAATCTAGAACTACAAGGTAATGCAACAGGTTATGTTGATATTGTAGGTACAGAAGCACTTAACATTCCGGTTGGTACTACACTGCAAAGACCAACAGGTGTTACAGGACATATTCGTTACAACTCAACAACACAACAGTTCGAAGGGTACGCCGCAACTGCTTGGAGTTCACTAGGCGGTGTGCGAGATGTTGACAGTGACACTTACATTCAACCAGAATTATCACCAGGTAGTGACGAAGATAATTTACAATTCTTTGCAGGTGGTGTTGAAGTTGCTAATCTTGATCAAACTGCATTAAAAGTAAATGACATACAACCACTAACAGGTGATTGGGTTGACTTTAGTTCTAACACAGGACTAAAATTACCTGTAGGAAACACTCCACAGCGTCCAGGATCACCAACAACAGGATTGGTTAGATTTAACACACAAACTACACAGTTTGAAGGTTACAACGGTATTGCTTGGTCAAGTTTAGGTGGCGTTCGTGACGTAGACAACGACACTTATATTATTCCAGAAATAAGTGCAGGCAGTGATGAAGATAGATTAGATTTTTATACAGGCGGAACACTTACTGCTCAACTAGACAGCACCAACGGATTGAAAGTTGATAAAATTTCTCCAGTGAGTACAAATGCAGAAGCGTATGTTGACTTCACTGGAATACATGGTATTAGAATTCCAAGAGGAACAACACTTGAAAGACCCGGTGGTTATGATGCAGACGATGCCGGTGTTGTTAGATTTAACACAGCACTGCGTTCACTAGAAAGTTGGACTGGTACTGCTTGGGAATTAATTGGTGGCGGATCAGTTACTGATGGTGACGGTGATACATATCTTACTGTTGAAACAGCAAACGATGATAGTGATACATTTACTTTCTATGTTGGTAGTAATAATCCTGACGATACTCCAATTAGTTATGGTAAGGTTAACATCAGCAGAAATGGTTTAACAGTTGATGGTAAAATTCAAATCAACGGCAATGTTATTGAAAACATTAACACCAACGAAGATTTAATTATTAGAGCAAGCGGTGCAGGTAGAGTTATACTTGATGGTAGTGCGGGTGAAACCAGTGCAGGTAATATTTTTGCTACAGATCCTTTGATGAGTTTAAACACAACTGCACAAGGTCCAAACTTTGTTGACATGGGACTTATTTTTGAAAGAGGTTCTGATTTAAACAAAGGTTTCATTTATGACGAAAGTGCAGACGAATTTGCGGCAATTACAACAATTGAACAAGGTACTGTTAAAGGTAATGTTGCAATTACAAATTATGAAACTGTTGCTACAGGTACAGTAAGAATTACAAATTATGATGCCAACATGCTTGTTGGTACAGGTTCTAACAAAGAATTAATCACAAGTGCAAACGGCACAACAATTAATGCGGAAGGTATTGTAAGTTTTGCAGATGGTAGATTAATTTTACCTCAAGGTACAACTGCTGAAAGACCAAACTCGCCCACAAATGGAGAAGTAAGATATAACGAAACTTCAAACAAGTATGAAGCATACTATCCAGATGCAGGTTGGAATTATCTAGGTGTAGGATTTGGTACTCCGGTCCAGTATCAACAATTTACAGGTGATGGTGTAGCATATTCGTTCACACTAACAAATGCTGTAAGTTCAGCACAAGCACTTATGGTAGCAATCAACGGTGTGGTACAGAATCCGGGCGATAGTTACATTGTAAGTGGACAAGAATTAATATTCATTGATAACACAAGCACAGCATATCCTGTGGAAGATGGTGCTATTATTGATGTTAGACATTTAAGTGCCCCAAGTGTAGCAACTACTAGAGTTGATACATTTGTTGGAGATGGAAGCACACGTAGATTTAAATTAAGTGTTGCTCCTTTGGATAAATTTGGAATAATTCCGTTTGTTGATAACGTATACCAGGATCCTCTAGTGTATGATATTGATGGTGATTACATAGTTTTTGTCGACGAAGCACCTGATGAAGAGTCTAGGATCAACATCATAAACTACTCAACAATACCTGCTCCGGAGGTAATTACTAGAGCAGAAGCGGTAGATGAAGCAATAACATATTCGATAGCGTTAGGATAATTAATAGTATGGCAAATAGTTTTAGTAATAAATTAACAGCAAACATAGGAACAGGAGATGTTACAGTATACACTCCAGGAAGTGGCATAGTTTATACCACAGTTATTGGATATACCGTAGCAAATAGAACAAGTTCTCCTATTGTAATCGACTTGTTTATGCGTGATACAGACTCAACAGAAGTGTATTTGCTTAAGGGTACAACACTAAATGCAGGTACTGCAACCGTGCCTGTGGGCGGAGAACAAAAACTTGTTGTTCTTCCTGGACAAGAATTGTGTGTAAGATCAGACACTGCAAATAGTGCCGATGTTACAATAAGTGTATTGGAGATAACATAATATGGCAACTATTCCATCATTTATAGGTAATCCACAAGGAGGACCAGCAGGACGTGGTGAAGGACGTAGTTGTTTTCACGGATTTACAAAGAATGCAAACGGTGATTTGCTGTATACACGTATTACAAGCGGCACAATTAACTTACAAGACGGAAACAATAATGAATTATTTGACGAAAAATACATCGGCGATGATGATGGATCATATTCGATAAATACCAATGGACAACTAATTTACACGTATAGAGAGAATCCACAATGACAGTAATCAATTTAGGAAATATTAAATTTACTTGGAAGGGAGTATGGGCTTCTGCAACTGAGTACAAAAAAGACGATATTGTAAAATATGGTCCTAGTACATATGTTTGTATAGATGCACACACTTCTACATCTGCTTTTATAGATAACAAACCTAAATTTGATTTAATGACAGAAGGACTGGCATATGGCGGCGTTTGGAATCAAGCAACACTTTATCAAGTTTACGATATTGTAAACTATGGTGGAGCAGTTTATATTGCTTTACAAGAAAACATCAATACTATTCCTGCTACTCAACCAAGTTATTGGTCAAAATTAGTTGGCGGATTAGAATTTGAAGGTGATTACAATAACGGAACACAATATCAAGACGGTGATATCGTAAGGTATGGCGGCTATACTTATACTGCTACAACGGACACGCTTGGCAACTTACCAACTGATACAAATTATTGGGAAATTTTAAACAGAGGTTATATTTTTAAGGGCTCTTGGAACAATGCAATAGAATATTTGCCAGGTGAATTAGTTGAATTAGGGGGTAAAGTTTATTCTGCAAAAGCAACAAATACAAACGATGCACCTCCGTCAAGTAACTGGGATTTATTTGTAAGTGGATCAAATTATAGAAATTCTTGGAATAATATTTCAACTTATAGGCCCGGTGACATAGTAAGATACGGTGGTAATAGTTATATAACTATTCAAACTTCTCTTGGTAATAGACCTATAAATCCTACGTATTTTAGTTTGTATCATGAAGGATTTAATTTTAGATCTGACTGGCAATCAAGTACAGATTACAACCCAGGTGATGTAGTTAGATACGGTGGAAGAACTTATATTTGTACAGTAGATGCAATATTTGTATCACCTACAGAAATTAAACCAACAGATACAAACTACTGGGAAATTTTAAACAAAGGGTTTGACTTTAAAGGTGCATGGAGTGCATCTAGTGTTGAATACAAATTAGATGATGTAATTGAGTATTCAGGAAGTGCTTATATTTGTATTCAAGCACACACAAGTTCAGGCGCACCTACACCTAATACAGATACAGGAAGATGGCAATCTCTAGCACAAGGTGATATAAGTTCACCAATGACAACAACAGGAGATATGATTTATCGCAATGGAGTTGGTGCAACAGTAAGATTACCAATTGGTCCTAGTGGTTCGTTTTTAACTGTAAACAACGGAGTTCCGACTTGGGGTCACTTAACACCGCAAAATGATTACTATGTATCTCCACAAGGTGATGATAATAATGATGGTAGAACTCCTACTAGCAGTTGGCGTACTATTCAACATGCAACAGAACAAACTTTTAATATTGGACAATGTAGAATAAATGTCAGTGCAGGTATATACGAAGAATTATGTCCTATCAGAGTAGGTCGTAGTGTGGTTATTGAAGGTAATGGTTTAGGCGCTGTTACTATTTCTCCAGACACTACTAATGATAAAGGTTACGGTGTTGGTATTTCAAAAGACGGTTCTACACCTAATGCTAACTCAGATGTATTTCAAATGAATAACGGTGCAAGATTGCGTAATTTTGTATTTAGAAATTTTTCAACAGGTAGTGTCCAGGTAGCACTTGATCCTGGAACAGGACAAGATGATACGTCAGTTTGGATCACATCACAATCGCCTTATGTGCAAAACTGTACTAATTTTTCTCCAGGTGGTACTGGATTTAAAATCGATGGTAGTTTACATAATGGCGGTTATAAATCAATGGTTGCCAATGACTTTACACAAATTAACTCAGACGGTGTAGGAATCCATGCACTTAATGATGGTAGAACTGAGATTGTATCATGCTTTACATACTACTGTGACATTGGTTATCTAGCAGAAGGTGGTGCTAAAATTCGTGCTATTGTTGGTAATAACTCATATGGAGAATATGGTGCTGTTGCTAGAGGATTTTCACAAAGTGAAACACCTCTTACAGGTACATTAGAATTAAGTGATACAACAATCAACTCTGTAACAACATTGGGAACAAATGTTCATGTGTTTACAAGTTATAGAGATAGCGTTGGTAACAGAATCTTTGTAGGACATACAAATCCAACAGGAACAGACGTTACATCTAGTTGGGATAACACAGCAAGTTATCCATTTATTTGTAAGTTTAATTCGGCTGGATCATTAGACTGGATTTACACATATGAGAGTTCATTTGGTGCAATTCACAGTGTTGTAGAATTAAGTGATAGATATTACGCAGGTGGTGTTATATATGATGCCGCAACTAATAAAGGATTTATTTTAAGTATTTCTAAAGCAGGTGAAATACAATGGCAAAAAATCGTAGGTGATACAAGCGAAATTACTGATGTAACAACAGATGAAAACAATTTGTATGCTGTAGGAACACATACAACAACAGGTGTAAGTGTTATAAAATTAAATCCGGCCGGGGTAGAGCAATGGAGTAAGACATTAGAATATAACGACAGTAGTGCGGCTAATACACTTACAGCAACAGCACTTGCTTTTGCCGGGCCTCCTACAACATCAACAGACACATATGCTCTCGCCGGCGATGCTACAGCAGAAGATAATTTATATGTAGCAAGTTATGATAGCACAGTAAATCAAAGTTTAATTACTAGATTAACAAGCACAGGAACATATGTTGCAACATATCAATACGGTGATGTTAGGATTAATTCTTTAAGTTTAGACACAGGTAATGGCGATGGTATCTACTTAATGGCCGCTGGCTATTATGATGCTGGTGCAGTAAACAAAAATCCGTTAGTGTTTAGATTAACAGTCAACGGATCTGTTGCTTGGCAAAAGCAATTAGCACTTTCAAGCGAAGAAGGTGAATTTAAAGATGTGATTGCGTTAGGTAACGATGTTTATGTTACAGGTTATATTAATGAAGGAACAAACAATAATAATACAGGATTACTGGTTAGATATTCAAGCAACGGAACTGTTCAATGGTTATACAAATTTGATAACGGAACAAATAATATAGCACTGAATGGTGTAATGCTTGATGGTGTGAATGTTATTGCGGCAGGTATTGAACAAGCAAACTCTGTAATAGTTAATGTTCAAAGAGATGTAAGCGGCGGTATAGGAACTGTGACTTCAGGAAGTTATGCATTTACAGCATTAACTCCTACGGAAACATCAAACACAGTTGTAACACAACAATTTAATGAAATTGATTTATTAGGCGCAACACTAGGTGTAAGTGATACGGCATTGACACTTAATCAATCGCCAAGCCAAACAAGAACAGCGGTTGCTACACGAGCAGGTTTTGCTGGCATTGGTACGGGAGCAGTATTCAACATTGCTGGTTTAGAAAGATCACCAAAAGAAGGTTCTGTTTTGCAAATTACAGGCGACCAAGAAACATATTTTGTTATTGGTGTTAATAATTTTATAGCAGGTGTTGGCGGCACTGGAACTTGTCAAATTGTTCTTGATCCAAGAATACCAAGTAACAAAACACCAAATGACGGAACAAATGTAGTATTTAGAGAAGCGTTCTCTCAAGTACGTATGAGCGGACATGACTTCCTTGATATTGGTACTGGTGGATTTGCTGACACAAACTATCCTGTTATTATCGACGCTGATTATACTCAACCACCTAACCAAGAAAGAGAAACGCTTTCAGAAAATGGAGGACGAGTATTCTACGTAACCACAGACCAAGATGGTAACTTCCGAGTTGGTGACTACTTTAAGGTTGAACAGGCCACAGGTAGAGCCACCCTTTCATCTGAAGAATTTGATCTTGCTGGTTTGAATGAACTACAACTTGGTAGTATTACAGCAGGTAAACAGGGTGCTACTATTAACGAATTTAGTACTGATGGTACTTTTGCTGATAATTCTGATGCGGCGGTACCGACTGAAAAAGCAGTTAAAACTTATGTAGATACAGAAATTTCACAAGCAGTCGCAGGAGCAGGAACAATTCAAGTTGGATTATCGCCAACTCAATCAAAAGTAGAAGTTGTTGGCTCGGGTCTAGCAACAGACACTATTAATTTTGATATTCACGGTGGTAATGTAGCACAAATTGGTAAAGAATATTTGCTTATTCCTCAAGGCACAACTGCTGAAAGACCAAGTACACCTACTAACGGATATATTAGATATAATACAACTATTAATGCATTCGAAGGATATGTCAATGGAGCGTGGAGTGGACTTGGCGGCGGCAATCCGTGGGTAACTAAAACAGATGCTGACACAGGGTATACTGCTCTAAATAATGATAGAATACTAGTTGATACAAGTGCTGGTGTAACTACAATTAACTTACCTGCTTCTCCTAATGTAGGAGACAATGTAAGATTTTTAGATAAAAGCGGTACATTTGATGGATATGCATTAACTGTTGATCCTGGTGCAGAAAATATTAACGGAGTAAATGATACATTAGTTGTTAGTCAAGAACATGCAGGGTTTCAACTACTATATGTAGGTGCTTCACAAGGTTGGAAACTATTGGAGTTATAAAATGGCTATAGATTACGAAAAGTTAAAAAATAAAAATACCAAATTTGGTGGTACAGATAGTATCGAAGTACCTAAAGGAACCACAGCAGAAAGAACAGGAACTGAATTAGGACAAGTAAGATACAATACAGATTTAGGGTTTTTAGAGCAATATAATGCGACCGGTTGGGCAGGTATTGATGCTCCTCCGACTGTATCTAATGTTACAGGAGTGATTAATGAAAACACCGATAGCACTATTACAGTTACAGGATCTAATTTTAAAAGTGGATCTAGTATTGTAGTTCAAGGTGCGGCAGTTAACGGTCTAGACAGAACTCTTGCAACCACTTTTGTAAGTTCAAGCGAACTTACAGCATCAACAAATGCCACGGCAGTAAACTATGTCGGAGGAGCATCATTTAATATAAAAGTTACTAATCCGTCAGGATTAAGTGCAGTGTTAGAACCTGCAGGAACAGTTGATAGAGATCCTGTATGGGGAACAGGACAAGGTAATATTGCAACATGGAGTGATCAACCAGGAAGTCAAACGGTATCAGTATCAGCATCAGACCCTGATGGAACTGGCATAACATATTCGGTAACATCAGGAAGTTTGCCCGGTAATACAAATTTAAATACAAGCACTGGTGCAATTTCTAGTTCAGATGTTACAAACGTTAACAATAGCACTACATACACTTTTGATATTACAGCAACATCAAACAGTCAAAGTGTAGCAAGAACATTTAACATTATTGTAAATCCATTCCCAGATGGTACAAGTTCGGGTAGAGCGGCGACTAGTTCAACAGCAATCAGAGACTTAGGTTCACCAAGCGGATTATATTGGATGAATATTAATGGTAGTGGTGCTGTTCAGGTTTACATTGATATGAGTAACCAAGGTGGCGGTTGGATGTGGCTAATGCGTGGAAATGGCAATGATGGTCAACAATATGGTTCAGGCGAATGGAATAACAGCACATCATACAGTGAAAGCAATTTACAAACAACCCCAGCAAACGGCAGTTTTTCAAAACACCGAGGTTTCTATACTTTTAACAACTGCAACGCAATTATGATTTATGGAACAGGCTTTAGTGGTGCCAGTTCTGGTAGCACAGCATTTATGCCGTTTACATTTAACAGTTCTAGCACACCTAGCAATTTGATGTTTAGCACAAGCCAATACATGAATGCTGATACCAGTTATAGCACTTGGCGTAGTGTATTTGGACATGATAGAACCGGCCAGCCTAGATTTGACAGGTATGGATCAAACTCAAACAATGCTTACGGTAACACAAGTAGAGGTAATGTAGGATGTGGACAACCTTTGATGTTTGGGTTTAATGCACACGATAATGGTAACGATGTTAACAGCGGACTAGGAACTCATCCTAACTATTGTGGCGGCAACCCAGGTGGATTTGCACGTGGTTCTTGGATGGGCAACGGCGGTACTGTTAGAATATACGCTCGAAACTAAAAGCCAAAGTTTATCTAACGCTTAAATAGGTGTATGTCAGAAGAGATTAAGCATACATATCCTCTATTGGATGATCCTCGATATCAAAATTATATTCCCAATGCCCACGATGATGATGTGTTAGTTGATACTGATACTTTTCGCAAACGTAGACGTGAATGCCAAAACTGTGAATACAAATATCGTCATTGGATAGGCGGTGATGTTCCTCCTAGATATAGTAGTTTTAGTAACTGTCAACTTTGTGGGTGTAATCTAAGATATAAGGCGTGTTGGAAAAATGAAAAATGTCCAGATGGAAGATGGTAAGTTAACTTTTGAACAAAAAATGGATATTTGTAAGTCTTGCAAATACTATCATAAGACGTTACAATTATGTAAAAGATGCGGTTGTTTTTTGCAAGTTAAGGCAAGGATACCAGTATTTCATTGTCCAATTAAAAAATGGTAAGCATGAAGTTTTTTACAGAATATCCAGATTTATTAGAAATAATTAAACCTGCCAAAAAATGTATACCTCAGTGGTTTAAAAATCAATTAGGTACTTGTCCTATTGACACTTCTAAATTACCTCAAGGGAATTATAATTTTTCTACTATTAAAAAATGCCCCGGAATTGTAGATTTTTTATCTACAGGTTATATCTTACATATGTGGGAAACTGTAAATTTAAGTATAACACAAGACGAAACTAGAGATAGTATGTGTCCTATAAAAGAGTTTAATGGTAATACAGGATGGCCTTTATTAGAAAGTGAAAATCCTCATGTGTCATGGGATATACATCATGTAAGTCAGTTTTTAGAATTGCCAATTAGACAAACTTATAATCATGCAATTAAACTGATTAATCCAATTAAAGCACGTTCGTCAAAAGGAACAAAACTCTTGGTGTTACCGTTATTATATGAAAATGCAGACTATAAAATAATGCCTGGAGTTATTGATACAAGTTTTTATCCTTACTTACACTTACCTACATTACTTTCTAAAGATATAACTATCGAAAAAGGAACACCAATTGCTCATTTTATTCCGATTAGTGACATAGATGCTACAGTTGATTTAATTTCAAATGAAGATTTAGAATTTTTAGAAAACTGGAATGATATCAATAACAAAGAACAAGAATATAGAAAACGTTAAACTAATTTATAATAGTTTAAATCAGCATCATTTCCTAAAACTTTTGGTAACAAATTAAAACTCAATGTTGTTCTAATATTATTGTTCCAGCATCTTTCGCTTTTGTGTTGTATATAACTAGGAAATAAAATTAATCTATTCTGTTTAGGCGGAACAGTATAATTCATTCTAGTATATTCTGAATAAGATTCAATTGGAACACTAATTTGTTGATTTAATCCAAACATTGGATTTATAAATGTAGTGCCTCCGCTATCTTCTTCGTTTACATCAAAATAAAATACACCACTTATAATGCTGTTACTGTGATAATGTGTTCCAATTTCTCCTCTTCCTTTCATTGAATTTCCCCACATCTGTGTAACAAAAAACTCAGTACGGCCGTATCCGAGTTTATTCCAGTATAAAGATGCTGTTTCTTCTATTGTTGTAGCAAAAAGTTTAAAATTGTTTTCTTTATGTAAAAATCTATTCTTAGATTGTGTGAACCAATCAGGGTCTTGATCTCTATTTCTTTTGTGTACGTCCCATTCTATGTGATCTAGCATTTTTACTTTGTCTTCTTCTGGAATATTAAGTGTGCCTTCAAAGATACCATGTGCAAATAGACTAAAAATTTTTGTATCGTTGCTCATATTGTCTCCGTTATGCTCCGCAACACCAGCCAACCAACGAATATCTAGTACCTTGTGTTACTGGGTTGACTTTGTGTGGTAATGTGCTAGGAAATAGTAATATATTTCCTTGTTGATTTAAATTTACATCAACATTGTTTTCTAATAGAAATTCACCGCCTTCGAAATCTTCATTAAGCAGTATTGAAAAACTTAATCTTCTGTTTAGTCCTGCAAACGGTCCTGCACTTGAATCATATGCTACTCCATCGTCATCAACATGCCAGTCATAGTGATCACCTTCCCTGTAAATTCCCAACTGCAAAGGTTCTACACGTGAAAAACTATAACCCCATTGATTTAATCGTGTAACATGTGGCATAATTTTTTGATATAGTGCTATATCATTTAAAAAATATACATCTGTTGAACGCACACTTTTGTCTACAGCAACATTATCACTGTTAATTACATTGTCTTGTTTTTTAATGCCTTTGGTTGTGCCTAGTTCTATAATTTCAGCACATTCTTGTGGAGATAATATTTGTTCTATTACATAGTCAGACATTATTTTTGAAACCTAATATGATACCAACCTTCAGGAGCAAGATGCTCGGGTTGATTTAGTAAAATATTCCATGCTAGACTAATTCTTGTGTTGGGTGATTCGCTTTTATCATACCCATGAATCATATGACTAGGAAAAATCAATAGATCGCCTGTTTTAGTAGGAACAGTTGCATGATCAGCATGTACCATATTTGCTGTATTTGTATATGTTGTAATATACGGTTTATGACTTCTGTGTTCTTTTCTAAAAGTTAGTCCTGGATCTTTGTCATCTGAATATATGTAGTACACACCACTAACAATGCTGTTTGTGTGATTGTGATAGTTTTGATGACCATTTGTTTTGGTGAAATTTAACCAACTGCTAGTAAACCAAAATTCTTCATATGGAATTGATGCAATATCCTGTAGATAATGGTGCAAAGAATGAACAATAAAGTCACGTATAGGTTCTAGCACTTGATAATCTAGAATGTTTTCGTTTGCTTCACGTTTAATTTGTGTGCTTTCGATGCCTTCTCCTGCCCTGGTAGTTTCAAAGTTTGAAATCAAAGCAGGATCTAGCACGTAGTTTTCGTGATGATATTGGCCTACTACGCCCTGTGGAAATAATGGTGTTGCGTTGTTAAACATATATGTAATTATACGCTATTTGTCAAGCAAAGTCAATATGTGATTACACGCTAAATATACGTAACAAGGAACAATCGCATGGCAAAAACTAGAGTTTCACAAGGACAAATTAGACCTAATATCAAATTTGACGGTACAGCAGGTATCGTACTACCTGTTGGAACTACAGCACAAAGAGCAGGCGCTCCTAGAACAGGTGAAGTTAGACTTAATACTGATTTAGGTGTATTTGAAGGATACACAGGCAGTGCTTGGGGTTCGATTGGTCCATTTCCAGGAACTTTTGTAGAGTATTTTAGAGGAGACGGCAGTTCCTATGAATTTATTACATCAAGTGCAATAGGTGATGCAGATTATCTAGTTGTTACAGTAAACGGTATTCAACTTACCAAGGACATTGACTTTAGGGTTGAAGGCACAAACATTATTACGTTTACGGAAGATGACAGCACACAAAATCCTCCATTGGATGGTGCAGAAATTACCATAAGAGGGTTTAGTCCTGTAACAAGTGCAAGTGTGCCAGCGGGTTCGATTGGTTTAAATGAATTAGTATTTGGCGATGGCACGGTAGGACAGGTTTTAACAACCAACGGTGCAGGAACTTTAAGTTTTCAAACTATTCCAACACAAGATCCTGCACTGGGTGGAGCATTATCTGGCACAGCAAGTGCCGCGGTTATAAATGCAAACTCAATTAGTGTAAACGAACTAAATGTAAGTGATGGTTTAGCAGGACAAGTACTTGCTACTGACGGTGCAGGTAATTTAGTATTCATTAATCCACCAAGCGGTGGCAGTGGAGGCGGAGCAAGCAGTTTCTTTGACCTATCAGGAACCATTCAACTTAATCAAATCGGTGACGAGTTAATTACAAATGAAAAAATTGGAACCTATCAACTTACACCTGATAGAATTGCAACAGCAGATAGTTCGGTTGGAACATCAGGACAAATTTTAAGTGTCGACGGCAACGGAGATTTTACTTGGGTAAGTGTTGTAGGAAGCGGTGAAGCAAACACAGCAAGTAATGTTGGTGCAGGCAGTGGCGTATTTTTACAAAAATCAGGCGTTGATTTACAATTTAAGAGCATAGTTGCTGGAACAGGAATAGGATTAAATCCAACAGCAAACACAATTGAAATTCAAAACACACGAAGTGCATTTACCAGTGTTGCTGTTTCGGGACAAAGTCCTGTTGTAGCAGACAGTGCATTTGATACTTTAACTTTTGTTGCTGGCGCAGGTATTACAATTACCACAGATCCACTAAATGATGAAGTAGAAATCACTTCAAGTGCAACAGCACCTAATCAATGGTTAACATTTTTAGGTGACAGTGGTAGCACAACAGCAAACACAACAACGGATCAATTTACCATTGCAGGCGGCGCAGGTATTTCAACAAGCATTACAGGTGATGCTCTTACTATTGTAAATAATAGTCCAAATGTTGATCAAAATCTATTTGCCACAATTTCAAGTGACAGTGGTAGCACAACAGCAAACAGTGTAACAGATACTCTTAACATTGTTGGCGGCACAGGAATATCAACGGCTATCGTTGGTGATACACTAACAATAACAAGCACACAGGGTGTAATTCCAAACAACTTTGGTACTATTGCAGTTAGTGGACAAAGCGATATTGTTGCTGACACCACAAGCGATACACTTACTCTTATTGCAGGAAGCAATATTTCAATTACAACTAATGCCGCGGGCGATGAATTAACAATTAATGCAAGTGCAGGTAGCGGTGGTACAGGTACAGTTACTACAGGTACAGCAGGACGTTTAGCATACTACGGAACTACTTCAGATACTGTTGTAGAAACCAATTCTAATCTAACATGGAACGGAACTTTGAATACGCTCACTGTTGCAAATTTAGAAGTAACTGGTAGCATTGGTAACATTACCACAGGAACTATCAACAGTGGTGCAATAACAACCACAGGCGATATTAATGCTACAGGTCAAACTATTACAGCAGACACAATTAACGCAGAAGTATTACAAAGCACAAGCACTGGTGTTCCAACATTTACATCAGGCAATGATATAATTTTTGATGCCGCTGGCGAAATAAATTTTAGTGGTAGCATAGTTAATAACATTAGAATACCAACACAGGGATTACATGCCGCCAACAAACAGTATGTTGATGAACAAATTGACGGTACATTCAAACACTTTAACATTGCCGCAGACGATTCTACACTAAGACAAATTAATAGTGGAGAAACAATTAAAATTATTGGTAGTGGTGCGGCAACCACAAGCAGTGATGCTGAAGGCAATATTACAATCACAGCAACAGGCGAAGCAAACCAAAACGCCTTTGAAACAATTAGTGTAACAGGTACAGCAGGACAGTCGGATATAGTTGCCGGAAGTGCAACATCTACAGTGACATTTGATGCCGGTACAAACATGATCATCAACACCAACGCTGGTACAGGTGTTATACAATTTACATCAAGTGCAAGTGGTGGTGCAACAAATCTAAATGGTCTAAGTGATGTTAACACAGCAGGATATGTTGACGGTGACATGCTTGTTAATATTTCAGGAACTTGGGTACCAACTAGCGGTCCTGTAATTCAATGGCAATTAGGAAACAACGGTAACAGTGATTATACATTTGATGGTCCTGGTTTTCCAACAACAGCAAATGACCCAGACTTGTATTTGATTAGAGGTCATACTTATAGATTTGATGTTACAAATATGGCAGGTGCTCATCCATTATTGATTAAAACAACACCAGGCACAGGAACGGGTAATCAATACACGAGCGGAGTAAGCGGAACATCAACAACTATCGTGGTTTTTGAAGTGCCTATGAATGCACCAGCAACATTATATTACCAATGTCAATTCCATAGCGGAATGGTTGGAACAATTAACATAGTATCGTAGGAGATAAAATGAGTGCAGAAGAAAAAAGAGCAGTAGTAACATTACACAAGGGTGTAGATGCTGACGAATTTTTAGATAATATGACAACAACATTTGGCAGTGATGCAATACCTGCTAGAAGTGTAACACTGCACAACGAAAAACCAGATTCAGTTTCAAATTTTGATTTTGTGTTAACACAGGCAGAAGCAGAAACTCTAAAAAATGATCCACGAGTAAGAGATGTGCGATGGGGAAGCAAATTAGAAAATGGATTTATTCCCATGCACAATATTACAGAACCTTCTCGTTCGCATCAACGAGATAACACTGTTAATAACACTCACTATCCGTGGGCATTTGCAGAATGCACATCACAAACAAGCAGATACGGTGGCGGCACAAGTTTGAATTATGCACACGCATATAGTTTAGATGGCACGGGTGTTGATTGTGTTATTCAAGACAGTGGAATTGAAGTAGGACATCCTGAATGGAACACTCGAGACGGTAGTGCTTCTAGATTAAAACAAATTGACTGGCCAAGTGCAAGTGGATTAAGTGGAATATACGCACAAGGTGCTAATCATTACACTGATCAATATGGTCATGGTACTCATTGTGCAAGTACGACAGCAGGAAAATTATATGGCTGGGCAAATAACTCAGACATTTATGCAATTAAGATTTTTGACACAGATGCATATGGTGTAAGTGCAAGTTTCAACATGATTCGAGGTTGGCACAATCTCAAAGGCACAGGTCGACCAACTGTGGTTAATATGAGTTGGGGTTACTTCGGTACGTACACAAATATTAATGGCGGTAACTGGAGAGGAACACCATGGGGTGGTACTACTTTACAATTACAGTTTGGAATGACCCAGGGTGGATTTTACCAAGGTTCTTTTACTTTTCCTTTAAGGGTTACAAGTGTAGAAAGTGACATGGAAGACTGTATTGCAGACGGAGTAATTTTAGTTGCGGCGGCTGGCAACAGTGAACATAAAATGGATCTTGTGGGTGGCGTTGATTATGACAATTATTTTGTTAGCACACTTTTTGGAAATAGATATTATCATAGAGGCGGTACTCCACAGGCCGCGGCCGGTACAATCTGCGTAGGTGCAATTGATTACACATATAACAGTGGTCAAGAACAGTGTGCTGGATTCACAGAAAAAGGTCCTAGGGTAGATGTTTTTGCTCCTGGATATGCAGTGCAGGCGGCAATTCCGTCAGGCGCTACACTTGATTCAAATAGCACAACACATCCCGACAATGCCAGTTACAAAATTCGCAAATTACAAGGAACTTCAATGGCTTGTCCACAGGTAACAGGTGTTTTAGCACAGATGTTACAGGCAAGACCCAACTACACAGCGGCAGATTGTCTTGCTTGGTTGCAGGATAATGCGGTAAACACAAGATTGTATGACCCAACTACAGGATCACCTAGCACGGATTATCAAAATACCCGTGCATTAAATGGTGCTCCTAATAGATATCTAAATACACCGTTTGTAAGCGGTATTCCTTATAGATTTAGCGGTGGTTTAAGTATAAGCAGTTAATGGTAAATACAAGCAAGATAGGAGACAAGAATGCCAAGTAGTAATGCTAGATTAATCGCAGACGGTGGCGGCGGAGGTGGTGCCGGCGCACTGCATGGATTTAATGTAAATGCAAAAGGCCAACTTGTTTACACAAAAGAAGTAATTGATAGAGAATTTACAAATATTATTTTACAAGATCGCGATGGCAATGAATTATACGAACAGTATCATTTAGGACCCGGATCTATGCAATACTTGATCAATGCAAGAGGAAAACTGGTCGCAAGATACGACTTAAATGAGGATTATAGATAATGGCAGACATAATTTTAGGAAATCTTAAATTTTATTGGGCAGGCGATTGGGCCCAGTCAACTGCATATGATGCTGATGACGTAGTCAAATACGGTCCTAACGTTTATGTTTGTATAACTGCTCATACTAGCCAATCAACATTTGCACCTGATAGTGCTAAATGGGAATTAATGGTTAGTGGTTTAGAAAATGCCGGAGTATGGAATTCAGGAACTTTATACAAATTAGGACAAACAGTAACCTATGGTGGTGCTGTTTATATAGCACTACAAGAATCAACAAATCAAAATCCTTATACTGAAACTTCATATTGGCAAAAGTTTGTAGATGGACAGCAATTTGAAGGTAATTGGAATAGTGGAACAAATTATCAAAAAGGTGATATTGTTTATTATGGTGGATACTCATACGTTGCAAAACAAAATACAATTCTTAACACGCCAACAAATGCAACTTACTGGGATGTCTATATAAAAGGTTATGAATTTGTTGGGGCTTACAATCAAGCAACCCAATATAAACCCGGTGATACAGTCAGTCTAGGCGGTAATAGGTATACAGTAAAAGAAACAAAAACTCCAATAGGAATTGATCCCACCGACACTGATAATTGGCAAATAATTTTAGAAGGCTTTAATTGGAGAAGTGACTGGATATCTGGACAAACTTATTATCCAAATGATATTGTTAAACATGGTGGTAAAATTTATCGTACTATATCAGTTACTTCTAATAACGCACCTGATATTACTAATGATTTTGAGTTATTTGTAGATGGATTGCGTTGGAGAGGAAATTATACAAGTCCTAATGAATACTATCCAGGAGACCTAGTAAGGTACGGTGGGCATGTTTATGTTTGTAAAGAAGGTTTCGACGATGATGGATCAACAAGTGTTGCTCCGCCTAATGTACAATATTGGGAAACATTTACTGAAGGATTTAAATGGAACGGCAGTTGGCAAATTGGAACAACATATCAAAAAGGTGATACTGTTGAGTATGCTCAAAGTTCGTATATTAGTATTGACGAAGATAATTTAGGCAATGTACCTAGTAGTTCTCCTGCATTTTGGAACCTGCTTGCACAAGGTGATTCAAATGCAGTACTTACAACAAGAGGCGATATACTTACAAGAGATGCTACACAAGCAGTGCGTTTACCGATCGGCCCGGCAGGATCATTTCTTACTTCAAACGGAACAGATTTAACTTGGGGTCACTTAACTCCGCAAAATGATTATTATGTATCTCCACAGGGTAATGATAGTAATGATGGTAGAACTCCTACCACAAGTTGGAAAACAATCAGACATGCCGCAGAACAAACATTTAACATAGGCCAGTGTCGTATTAATGTTAGTGCTGGGACCTATTCAGAACAGTGTCCTATTAGAATAGGACGTTCAGTAGTGCTTGAAGGTAATGGCTTGGGTGCTGTTACAGTCCAACCAGATACAACAAATGACAACGGTTTTGGTGTAGGTATATCAGATGACGGATCAACACCTAACGCAAACTCATACGTATTCCATATGAATAACGGTTGTAGAATGCGTAACTTTGTGTTTAGAAACTTTAGCACAGGGTCAGTTCTTGTATCACTAGATCCGGGAACAGGACAAGATGATACAAGTGTATGGATTACTTCACAATCACCATATGTACAAAACTGTACTTCATTTACTCCAGGTGGTACTGGATTTAAGATTGATGGTGCTCTACACAATGGTGGTTATAAATCAATGGTTGCCAATGACTGGACACAGATCAACTCAGATGGTATTGGCATTCACGTATTGAACGATGGTAGAACTGAGATTGTATCATGTTTTACATACTATTGTGATATTGGTTATCTAGCAGAAAGCGGAGGTAAGATTCGTGGTATTGTTGGTAACAACTCATATGGGGAATATGGTGCTGTTGCTAGAGGATTTTCACAATCAGAAACTCCACTAATTGGTAAGTTACGATTAACCAATCAAACCATTAGTTCAATTACACAACTTGGATCAAACGTTCATGTATTCACTAGTTACAGAGATTCAGTAGGTAATAGATTTTTTGTGGGACATACTGCTCCTACGGGAACAGATGTATCAAGTTCATGGAGCAATAGTGCTTCATATCCATTTATTGCTAAATTTAATTCAGCAGGTAGTTTAGATTGGATTTATACCTATGAAAGTTCATATGGTGCTATTCACTCAGCCATTGAATTAAGTGATAGAATTTATTGTGGCGGTGTTATATATGACGGTTCTAATAAAGGATTTATACTAAGCATATCAAAAGCAGGTGAAATTCAATGGCAGAAAACCATAGGTGACACAACTGAAATAGTCGATCTTGCTACAGACGATAATAATTTGTATGCTGTCGGAACACACAGCACCACAGGTTCTAGTGTGATTAAACTAAATCCTGCAGGAATTGAACAGTGGAGTCGCACACTTGAGTATAATGACAGTGCGGCCGCGAATACTCTAGTTGCTACGTCATGTACATTTGCTGGAACACCGACCACAAGTGTTGACACATATGCTCTAGCAGGAGATGCTACAGCAGAAAATAATTTATACATAGCAAGTTATGATTCAACTGCTAATCAAGCAGTTATAACCAGACTTTCAAGTACAGGAGCAAATATTGCTTCATACACATACGGTGATGTACGTATCAATAAACTTCGTTTAGACACCGGTAACGGAGACGGAATTTACTTAATGGCGGCAGGTTATTATGATGCAGGTGCGGTTAATGTTGCTCCTATAATTTTTAGATTAAATGTTGCGGGAGCGGTACAATGGCAAAATCAATATGATTTATCTCCAGAACAAGGCGAATTTAAAGATGTGTTACCTTTTGGGGATGACATTTATGCTGTAGGTTACTTTAACGAAGGATCTAATAATAATAATACGGCCTTAATTGTTAGATATACCAGTAATGGCACAGTTTCGTGGCAACAAAAATTTGACAATGGGACAAATAATTTGGCACTTAATGGTGTTATGCTAGACGGTGTTAACATAATTGCGGCAGGTATAGAACAAGGTAACAGTGTAATAGTTAATATTCAAAGAGATTTAGCAAATGGTATAGGTACGGTATCGAGCGGAGGGTATGCTCTTGCTGTTTCGAATGCCACAGTTAATAATTCTACAATAGTTCAACAACAGTTTAATGAAATTGATGTGAATAATCTTGCTCTAGGGACAACAGACGAGTCGCTTACATTGAATCAAACCCCTAGTCAGACTAGAACAGCAGTAGCAACAAGAGCAGGTTTTGCTGGTATTGGTACAGGCGTATTGTTTAATGTTGATGAACTTGATAGATCACCAAAAGAAGGTTCAGTATTACAAATTGACGGTGATTCGGAAACTTATTTTGTAATTGGTGTTTCTAACTTCTTAGAAGGCGATAGTACTAACGACGGAACATGTCAAATTCAATTGGATCCTGCTATTCCATCAAACAAAACACCAAATGATCAAACAACTTTAACTTTCCGTGAGGCGTTTAGCCAAGTACGTATGAGTGGACATGACTTCCTAGACATTGGCACAGGTGGATTTGCTGACACAAACTATCCTGTGATTATTGATGCTGATTACTCACAACCACCAAATCAAGAAAGAGAAACACTTGCTGAAAATGGTGGTCGTGTGTTCTATGTTACCACAGACCAAGATGGTAACTTCCGAGTAGGTGATTACTTCAAGGTTGAACAAGCAACTGGTAGAGCCACACTTTCATCAGAAGAGTTTGACTTGGCTGGTTTGAACGAATTACAGTTAGGATCTATTACAGCAGGTAAACAGGGTGCTACAATTAACGAATTTAGTACAGATGGCACTTTTGCAGATAACAGTGACAGTGCTGTACCAACTGAAAAAGCAGTTAAGACATATGTAGATGGAAAAGTTGCAGGGTCTAACGCTATTATTGCAGGCGCAAGTCCAACTCAATCAAAAGTTAGTGTATCTGGTACTGGTGCAAGTACTGATACTATTAATTTTGATATTGCAGGAACAACTGTTGCTAAGATAGCAGATCAGTTTTTACTAGTTCCAAAAGGAACAACAGGCGAAAGACCAGGTTCTCCGATTGCTGGTTATATAAGATACAATACCAGTGTTGGCGCATTAGAAGTTTATCAAGGAAGTGCTTGGGTTCCGGCAGGTGGTTTGAGCAATGTAAATATAGATGTAAGCAGTAGTCCATACAGTGCTAGTGCTTTCCAGTTTTTATGGATAGACACATCGGGAGGAGCAATGACAGTAAATTTACCGAGCAGTCCGAACCAAGGAGACGAAGTAAGAGTTATTGATGTTGAAGGTACTTTTGATACCAACAACTTAACAATTGGAAGAAACGGTAGTAATATACAAGGTGATGCGTCAGACATGACTGTAACAACAGAAAGAGCCGCATTTAGTTTGGTGTATTATGATTCAACAAACGGATGGTTATTGAAGGATAGATAATATGGCAGATTACGCAGATAAAAAATATAGTAAATCACTAAAAAATCCTATAATTGAAGGTACAGATGGTATGCAGGTACCTAAAGGAACAACTGCTGAACGTGTATCAAACGTTACAGGTAACATACGTTACAACACAGATTTAGGATTCCTAGAACAATATAATGCTACGGGTTGGGCAGGTATTGATGCTCCCCCTACAGTATCAAGTATTTCTGGTACAATTTTTCCATCTTCAAATTCAACTATAACAATAACTGGTTCTAATTTTAAATCAGGAAGCACAATTTCTATCGAAGGAGCAGGTGTTAGTGGTATAGCAAGAAATTTAGCCACAACTTTTGTAAATTCCGGTGAACTTACTGCCGCTACCAATGCCGCATCGGTAAATTATGTAGCAGGTGCTAGTTTTGACGTTAAAGTAACAAATCCATCAGGATTAAGTGCTGTATTAACTCCTGCAGGTACAATTGATGCTCCACCGGTTTGGAGCACAGGCGCAGGTACTATTGCTACATGGAATAGTACTGCTAATCAAACTGTTACGGTTACAGCAACTGATGCTAACAGTGATCCAATAACATACTCACTTCAAAGTGGAAGCCTTCCCGGTAATACAAATTTAAATACAAGCACAGGTGAAATATCATCAGGCAATGTTACAGCAGTTTCTGGGCAAACTACCTACACATTTACTATTAGAGCAACAGCAAATACCATTACAGCAGACAGAACATTTAATATTGTTGTAAATCCAGTAGCATCGGGCGGAACTGTTACAGATGTAAACATCAGTGGTACGGATTACAAAGTTCATTCATTCAATTCAGGTACAAATAATTTTGTGCTTAACACAAATAAATCAATTGACGTTCTTCTTGTAGGAGGAGGCGGCGCCGGCGGTCCTGGGTATGGTGACCAAGACACCGGAAAAGGCGGTGGCGGTGCTGGACAAATTTTATATAGAGCAGGATATTCTCCTGGAGCAGGCACATATTCAATCACAGTAGGCGGAGGTGGTGCTGGCAGAAGCCAAGGAAACAACAGTACTGCTCCTCTAGGTAACAACGGTAGCAACACTACAGGGTTTGGGGTAACAGCCAACGGTGGCGGCGCCGGGGGCACTAGCGATAACAATGCAGGTCCTCCGAGACAAGGCGGCTCAGGTGGTGGTGCTGGTGCTAGAAACGGTACAGCCTCTAACAACATTGGAGCAAGTTCTAACAAAACAACTCCATCAGGTTGGGAATCATACGGAAATTCAGGCGGAAACTCAGGATCAGCAAGTGCTGGTTCAGGCAACCACGGTGGTGGCGGTGGTGGTGGCGCTGGCGGCGGTGGCGGCACTGGCAGTACGTCAACAAACGATGCTCAAGGCGGCGACGGCGGAGCAGGTAGAGATTATTCAGGTGTGTTTGGAACAGGATTTGGCGAATCTGGTTGGTTTGCTGGCGGAGGCGGGGGTGCTTGTTATTCACACAACCAAATTAGAACCCAATCATCCGGAGGCCAAGGAGGTGGCGGACAAGGAAATTCCGCTAGAGAATCATCCAGAGTGGGTGGTGGAACACAAAACAATTCAGCAAACATTGACGGCTTACCAAACACCGGTGGTGGTGGAGGCGGCGCATCAGAAGATGGACAGGATTCCAATGGTTTAACATCTGGAGGAGGTTCGGCAAGCGGAAGCGGTGGATCTGGTGTAGTTCTTATTAGGTATCAGGTATAAGGAAAAAATATGAATTACGATGTAACATATGAAACAATATATGAAGAAGTACTAAATTTAGGTTTAGAAAATATTACTCCAGAATTGTTAAAAGAATGGGAAGATAAACTTCCTGCCGTAAGTGATACTATACATAGAAAGTATATACAAAATCACATAGTTGCTATTTCTAATTTACTTTATTCTGAAGTTTTACCTTCAAAAGAATAATACTGTAAATCCTTTTGTACTAACTACTATGTAAACAAAAGGAATACAATGTCAGAACCTATAGAAGTACGCGAACTAGTTCCATTTATAAATGCTATATACCATGCTAGATTAGATTTTGATGAATCAATAGTGAATCGTGTATTAGATTTACAAAAAATATTCGTACAACCTCCAGAAATAAGTAACCAAGGAGGCTGGCACAGTCCTGTCTTTAAACCCAATCAAGAACTTTCCAATATAAGTGATGTGGAATTTGTTGTTCCACTACTCAAACAAATTATACCAATTGTTAAGATTGCGTACAATGCGACCGGAATAAACAAAGAAGCAGA